GGTATATTCGAGAGCGCGGTCTTTTAATTGTGCGACCACCTATCGATCTGGTTAAGCCTAGAGGCACAGCCTATTTATCTCACAGCAACGCCTTATAAAGAAAAACTGATATATGGCCGATTTCCCCGAAGAACTCACTAAACATTACCCGCTCGCAGTGCTATCTCAGGCATTGGGGATCTCTCATGTGCAGATCATCAAGATCGCAGATCAGGGTCACTTGCCGAGAAAAGAGAAAGGCGTTTATCCGTTCGCGCCTTGCGTCCGTGCGTACATCGATTATCTACGCGGCCATTCCCGCAACACAAAAGTCGCCGGCATTGACCTGAACGCGGAGAAGGCACGCAAGACAAAAGCCGAAGCCGACATTGCTGAGATCGAGGCCGCAAAGACCAAGGGCGAAGTTGTCTTGCTCAGTCAGGTCGAGCGCGCGCTCCAGATCATCTTTGCCGAGGTGAAGGCCAACCTGCGCAATGTGCCGAGCCGAGCCGTCGGCCAGATCGTTGGCGATACCTCCGAACATCGGATCAAGGACATCATCCTCGCTGAAATTGACCTTGCGCTTGAACGATTGGCGGAAGGCATCGATTTCAACGAAACATTCGACGACGACGAAGATGGCGAGACCGAGGTTTAGCAACATTCCCGGACTCCGCAGGGCCGTCAATCGCGCGGCTCGGATGTTCCGTCCACCTCCGAAACTGCTGCCGAGTGAGTGGTCGGAGAAGAATGTTCGCATCCCTATCGGCAATGCTGTGCCGGGTTTGATCCGTTTCGACAATGCGCCATATCAGCGCGAGCCATTGGACATGACCATCAACCCGGAATGCCAGCGTATCACCTTGATGTGGTCGGCTCAGGTGGGAAAGACCATGCTGGCCTTGTGCGCTCAAGCCTATCGAATCGCGCAAGATCCAACCTCGCAGATCATGATGCAGCCGAGTCAAGGCGATCTCTCGACTTGGCTAGAGACTAAGTTCAACCCGCTGATCGATACCAACAAGGAATTGCAGGAGTTGGTTGCCAAGCCTCGTGCGCGCGAAGGTGTGAACAACCAGCGCATGAAATCCTATCCCGGCGGCTTCCTGATGTTCAGTTGGTCAGGCTCACCCAAGACCATGCGCGGCAGATCCGCACCGTTCATCGTGGCCGACGAAGTAGATGGCTATGACAAGACCACCGAAGGCCATCCGGTCAGCCTACTCTGGCAGCGTGCCGCTACCTTCGGAGATCGCCGCAAGCTACTTGAAATCTCGACCCCAACCATCAAGGACGCAAGCTGGATCGAGTCGGCCTATGAGCAAGGCGATCAGCGTCGCTTCCATGTCTGCTGCCCGGATTGCAACCATGAGCAACCGCTGATCTGGTCGCAGGTCGTGTGGGATGAAGGCGAGCCGGATTCTGCCCGCTATGTCTGCAACGAATGCGGCTCGGCATGGAATGACGGTCAGCGAATCGCAGCTATTCGGAACGGTCGCTGGATTGCCGAGAAGCCGTTTCGCGGCCATGCCAGCTATCACCTCAATGAGATGTATTCGGTATTCCGCAAGCTAGGCGACATCGTGCAATCCTTCCTTGAGAAAAAGCACGCCGGCGATCTGCAAACCTTCGTGAATGTCAGCCTCGCCGAGACTTGGGAGGAGCGCGGCGAAGGTGTCGAGTCGCACATCCTGCAAGACCGCTGCGAGGAATGGGAGAAGATCCCTGAGCCTGTCGTGATCCTTGTCGCCGGCATCGATGTGCAGGATGACCGCCTCGAAGTCGAGATCCTCGGCGTGGGCCGTGATGATGAAACATGGTCGGTCGGCTACCACATCCTGCGCGGCGATCCATCCAGCCCGCGCGTCTGGGAACACCTTGACTCGATCCTGTTTGCTGAATACGAAACCGAGGACGGTCGCAGCCTGACCATTCGCGGTAGCGGGATCGACACTGGTGGCCATCACACGCAGACCACATACAAGTATGTGAAGGCCAGAGAAGGCCGGCGCGTGTTCGCGCTGAAAGGTGTCGGCGGAGAAGGCCGGCCATTGGTCACGCGACCGACCAAGAACAACATCGGCAAGGTTCGCCTGTTCGCTGTCGGATCAGACACCGCGAAGGAGTTGGTGTACTCGCGCCTGCGCATCGATGAGATCGGCCCCGGATACTGTCACTTCCCCGTCGGACGCGATGATGAGTATTTCAAACAGCTAACCGCCGAGCGATTGGTCACGCGATATGTGCGTGGTCATGCGAAGCGAGTGTGGATAAAATCGCGCAATCGCAACGAAGCCCTCGATGTTCGGTGCTATGCTCTCGCGGCGTATTCGATTTTGGGCGTGAATGTCAATACAATAGCGGCTAGAATTGCGGAGAAGCGGATCACGCAAGTACCTGTCGAGGAACAAAACGAACCCGCAGCACCTGTGACACAGCAAATCCGAAGGCCACCGCCACGACGAGGCGGATTTATTCAAGGATGGAGATAGCATGGCAAACGCTTTCGACCCGGCCAATGCGCAAGAAGGCGAACCGTATGAGGTAGTGGTCGGCGACTTCATCCAATGGAAGCGTTCTGACCTTGCCGCAACTTACGATCCCGACGATTACACTCTGACCTATGTTGCCCGCATCACCGGCGGAGGCAACACCGAGATTCAAGTCACCGCGACCGATTACAACGGATCATTCCTGCTCTCAGTAAGCAGCGCGGATTCCGCTGATTTCGTCGCTGGTTATTATCATTGGCAGGCGGAGATCCTGCGCAAATCTGATAACAGCCGCATTGTCGTGGATCGCGGCGCGTTCACCGCGATTGTTGACCTCGATGTGGGCGGAGCCGATCCGCGCAGCCATGCCGAAATCATGCTGGGCAAGATCGAGAACCTGCTCGAAGGGCGCGCCGATGGCGATGTTTCAAGCTATTCCATCGCAGGCCGCAGTCTGACCAAGATGTCCCCAGCCGAATTGATCGAGTGGCGTGATTACTACCGCCGCGAGGTCGCAGAGCAAAAGCGCAAGAATGATGTGAAACTCGGTCGCGCCAGTCCTGCTACAGTCAAAATTAGGTTCTCATGATGAACGCAGATTTCATCAAATCAATTATGAAATATGACCCCAAAAATGGCGGCCTATACTGGATCAAGCCAACTGGGGCAAGAGCGAAAGCTGGAGATCGTGTTGGATTCAATGCTGGAAGTATGAATTACAGAAAAGTCCAAATAAATAACATTGGATATATGGAGCATCATCTTGTATGGATGCTTCATCATGGATCGCTTTCTACTTTGGACATTGACCACATCAATGGCGATACTCAAGACAACAGAATTGAGAATCTCAGAGAAGCCACAAGAAGCCAAAATCTCTGTAATCAAAAGATTCGATCTGATAACAAATCAGGAATCAAAGGTGTGTTCTTTGTTCGGTCAAGGGACAAGTGGTGTGCGACAATCCAATATGATGGATTGAAAAAGCACTTGGGATATTTCGATTCAATAGATGACGCTGTAAATGCAAGAAAAAATGCTGAGCAGATGATTCATAAAGAATTTGCTTGGCAAGGAGTCATGTGATGGCATTGATCGACTTATTCCGCAAGAAGAAACAAGCCGTCAAGCGCAGCTATGCGGGCGCGAATACAGGCCGACTATTCTCAGACTTTGTGACCTCGACGCGCACCGCCGATGCGGAGTTGCGCTACAACCTGAAAGTCCTGCGCAATCGCTGCCGCGAATTAAGCCGAAACAACGAATATGCGAAACGCTATCTCCGACTCTTGCGCACGAATGTGGTCGGTGAAAAAGGCGTTTCGTTGCAAGTCAAAGCCGTCAATGTTGACGGCTCTTTTGATCGGATCGGAAACAACATCATCGAGCAACAGTTCAAGGCATGGGGCCGTCGCGGGAATTGCACCGTGGATGGCAAGATGTCTTGGGCGGACGCGCAGGATCTTTTCATCGAATCGCTCGCGCGTGATGGTGAAGTTCTGATCCGCATGGTGAATTGGAACGGCAACTCGGATCGCTTCGGCATCGAGTTCCTTGAGCCGGATCTGATCGATGAGGATAAGAACGAACGCCTGCCGAATGGCAACACCATCCGCATGGGCGTGGAGATGGACAAGTACCGTCGCCCAGTCGCGTATCACATCCTGACTCAGCATCCGGGCGAGGAATTCACCGGCATGAGCGCAGGCAGCAAGCGCACCGAGCGCGTACCTGCCGACAAGATCCTTCATGTGTATATGCCGGATCGCGCGCAGCAATCTCGCGGCGTGCCTTGGATGGCAACTGCAATCGCCAGCCTCAAGATGTTGCATGGTTATCGTGAAGCTGAATTGGTCGCCGCGCGTACTGCCGCCAGCAAGATGGGCTTCTTCACCAGTCCATCCGGCGATGGCTTTGTCGCGGATGACTATGAGAACAATGTTGTTCCGATCATGGAGGCGGAGCCGGGGTCATTCCACCAGCTACCGCAGGGCGTATCCTTCCAGCAATTTGATCCGCAGCATCCCACCTCGGCTTTTGGTGAGTTCGAGAAGTCGATCCTGCGCGGGATCGCGTCTGGTTTGGGTGTCAGCTACTACGCTCTGGCAAACGATCTCACGGCTGTCAGCTATTCCAGCATCCGTGCTGGCGAATTGGCTGACCGTGATTTCTACCGCAGCCTCCAGCGGTTCATGATCGACCACTTCATCCGTCCGGTTTTCAGCCTGTGGCTGCAAAACTCCATGACGGTTGGATCGGTCAATCTGCCGATCAACAAGTACGACAAGTTCAACACCGCTGCCGAGTTCCGTGGCCGTGGCTTCAACTGGGTCGATCCGCAGAAAGAAATCGCTGCGAATGTCATGGCCCTGAAGAATGGCCTGATTTCCATGCAGGACATCGCCAACAATTACGGTCGCGATGTCGAGGAAACCTTCGCCCAGATTGCGCGCGACAAGGAAACCGCTGCTCGGTTCGACCTCAAGATGGCGTTCGAGCCATTCGGCGCAACTCAGATGCCGGTCGTGCCGGAAGGATATGATGATGGCAATACCGAATGAGGCGATGAGAAAGGAGGCCGAGCGTGGCCTCGCTTGGCGCAAAGAATTCGGTCGTGGCGGTACTGAGGTCGGCGTTGCTAGAGCGCGCGACATCAAAAACGGTGTGGATCTCTCCGATGAAACCATCGTGCGCATGAATAGCTATTTCGCGCGGCATGAGGTGGACAAACAAGGCGAAGGATTCAGCCCCGGCGAGGATGGCTATCCCAGCGCAGGGCGCATCGCGTGGGCTTTGTGGGGTGGAGATCCTGGCCGATCATGGGCCGCAGCACAGGTGAAGAAGATGGATCGATCCTACGACGAACGCCCCTATCCAAACGAACACGCTGCGCGCATCAAAGACCCGGCGCAGTTCGACGACTTCCGCCGTGAAGCGGATGCAGGCGGTGAAGGCATCGATTTCATCTACGGCATCAAAAGTGGCGAGTCTGAGATTCAGGCGATTCGTTTTGACAAAACACGATATACTCCGGCACAGGCGAAAGCATGGCTGGCCGATCACGACTACGAACCGATTGAGTTCGAGGAAGCAACAGGTGAGCGTATGAGCGAAGAAGTTGAAATTCAGGAACCGGCAGAAGGCGAAGAATCCATGACCATCGATGAGGTCAAGGATGTGATCGAAGCTGCCGCCGAAGAATCCGCCGAGGACGAAGTGATCCTCGAAGTCGAAGGCGAGCGTTTGAGCAAGAACGAAACCTTCCACCGCGCTGATGCGCTTGAACCTGAGATGATCGATGAGCGTCGCGTCAGCATGGCTCTATCCTCTGAGGCTCCGGTCAGCCGTTCCTATGGGATCGAAGTTCTCGATCACTCTGATGAATCCATCAATCTGGACTTCTTGAACAGCGGTCGCGCACCGCTGCTCATGGATCACGATCCAGAGCGTCAGATTGGTGTCATTGAATCTGTAAGTCTTGATGGCTCGGCCCGCCGTTTGCGGGCGACTGTTCGTTTTGGAAAGAACGGACTTGCCAGAGAGATTTACGATGATGTCATGGATGGCATCCGTGGCAATGTGTCGATTGGCTACCACATCGACAAAATGGTCAGATCCGAGTCGGACAGAAATGTCTATCGCGCAACCTCGTGGCGACCGATGGAAGCATCTATTGTTTCAATTCCCGCAGACCAGTCAGTCGGCGTGGGTCGAAAGGCAGAGGCTCCCAAAGAACCCCAACCTGAAATTTCCAAAGTGGAGATCACGAAAATGGAAGAAATGAATGTAGATCAGGTGCGCAATGACGCTGCTGCGGCTCGCACCAAAGAAATCAGCGAGATCCTTGATCTGGCTGCCCGTCACAACAAGCGCGATCTGGCTGACAAGGCGATCCGTGAAGGCGCATCTGTCGCTTCCTTCCGCGGTATGCTGCTCGACCACATCGCTGACAAGCCGCTCGAAACTACCGAAATCGGCCTGACTCAGAAGGAAGCGCGTTCTTATAGCTTGATGAACGCAATCCGTTCTGCTTCAACTGGTCGCTTTGGTGGCTTTGAAGCTGAAGTTTCTCAGGAACTCACCAAGCTGTACGGCAAAGAAGCCCGCGGTTTCTATGTTCCGACTGAAATCTTCAAGCGTGACATCACTACCGCATCCCCGACCAACGGCTCAAACATGATCTCCACCGACCACTTGGCTGGTGAATTCATCGATGCGCTGCGTCCGAATCTTGTAATCGCCGGCCTCGGCGCGCGCATGATGCAGGGCTTGAAGGGTGATGTTGCAATCCCGGCTCTGAACGCTAAGACCGCCGTTGGCTTTGTTGCTGAAAACAACGCACCGGGTTCTGAAGGCGCACCGACCTTCCGTCAGGTCACTATGTCGCCTAAGACTCTGGTTCAGTTCGTTGACATCAGCCGCAAGCTGGCAATGCAGTCTGATCCGTCCGTTGAGCAGGTTGTTCGTGACGACATGATGATGCAGTTCGCAGCCAAGATTGACGAAGTTGCAATCGAAGGCGGCGGCGCATCTGAACCGACTGGTATTCTCGGCACTTCCGGCATTGGCTCGGTTGCTCTGGGTACTAACGGTGGCGCAATCACTTACGCCTCTCTCGTCAATCTGGAACGCGAAGTCGCAATCGACAACGCTCTGGCTGGTTCTCTCGCTTACCTGACCAACCCGAAGGTTGTTGCAGCTATGCGTCAGACCGCTCGCCAGTCTAGTGGCGTTGAAGGCAACTTCATCCTGAATGACACCAACACCCTGTTGGGCTACCGCGTTGCCAGCACCTCGCTGGTTCCGTCTGACCTGACCAAGGGTACTTCCAGCGGCGTATGCTCTGCTGCGATCTTCGGTAACTTCAACGCCCTGATGATTGGTATGTTCGGCGGCTTGGATGTACTGGTTGATCCGTACAGCAACAGCAACACCGGCGCGACCCGCATTGCCATGTATCAGGACATCGATGTTGCAGTACGCAACGCCGAATCCTTCGCGGCAATCAAGGACATCACCACCGCTTAATCGGTTGTGATATAAGGGGGCCGGGGATCAAACCTCGGCCCCTTTTTTTATGCAGCAAGTCGAACTTTTCAAAGACGAACACAAAGGCCAAACCTGTGCCGTTCTGGGCGGCGGGGTGAACCTGCCGAATGATCTGCGCAAGATTGATCCGGTTGATGTATTGATCGGGGTAAATCAGCATTCCCTTATACTTCCGCTCGACTACCTTGTGTTCCGCGACCGCGATATGTGGCCGCTCATCAAGGATTTTCGTGACATCAAACTTGTCACGCACCTCAACAAATTCAACGAAGGCCATGTTATTCATGCCGGCATCGCGCCGCCTATCGGCTATTCAGGCGGATTCGCGGTATGGCTGGCGGATTACATGGGCTTCGATCACACCTATGTTTGCGGCATGGATCAGTACCAAGACCGACACGATCTCCGTGAGTATTGGTGGGAAGGGCCGCAATCCGCGAAAAAAACCATGCACCGTCATTGCAACACAGAAATGGGTGCATGGAAGGCTCTGTTAGAATCTCTCAGGCATCCAGAGCGGGTGCAATTTGTATCGGGTAGATTGAAGGATTTGAAATATGAAAGTCATGCTTAGAAGTGCCGTCCTGTGGGACAAGGAACACCGCGACGCGGGCGAGGTGATCGAGGTCAACGACTCCGACGCAAGCTGGCTGATGAGCCGAGGCAAGGCCGTGCCTTATGCCGAGCCTGAGAAGCCGGTCAAGAATCGAGCCGAAGAAGTTGCCACTACTGAAACCCCGAAAACGACGAAGCGCACTTGGAAAAAGACCAAAGCAGCGGACTAACCGTAGCCTGCGTGCTGCGTGGCGGCGGGGTCTATCACGCCGGCCATGTCCAAAAACTGAAGGATATGTGCGAGGCGCACCTGCCCGCGCACTGTTTTGTCTGCCTCTCCGACCTGAAACCTGACTGCGAGGTGATCCCGCTGACCGACCGCTGGCCGGGATGGTGGAGCAAGCTGGAATTGTTCAAGCTGCCGGGGCCGGTCATGTTTTTCGATCTCGACACCGTGATCGTCGGGCCGATGGATGAGATCATCGACAAGGCCAGAGCGCATGACTTTGTGATCCTGCGGGATGTCTATCGTGGCGAATACAACCCCAAGGCCATGCAATCCAGCGTCATGTTTTGGTCGGGCAATATGCGCCGGGTTTATGAACAATATGCTGCCTGCCCGGTCTGGCTGGATGGCGGAGATCAAGCGTATCTGGAACAGGTGGTTCAGAGCGCGACTTACTGGCAAGACCTGACCGATGGCATCGTTTCCTACAAGGTCGATGTGCAGGGCAGGGGATTAAAAGAACACCACAAATGCGTGATCTTTCATGGATCACCACGACCTTGGGAGCAAAAGGATGTTGACTACTAGACGCGGCTGGCAAGTTCCAGAGATCGACGCAATGGCTCTGGACATTATTCTGCGGGAGGTGAACGACCTTCAGCAGATCCTTCCGCGCTGCTCCGACTACCGCACCTGCGTTCAGGCGGGCGGGAATATTGGGATCTGGCCTAAGACGCTCTCAGGCCGCTTCTCGCGGGTTTTCACAGCCGAGCCGGATCATGCCAACTATTCGGCCTTGATCGCCAATCTGGAAGGCGTGGAGAATATCGAGATCATCAAGGGCGCATTCGGAGATCAGCCCGGTACTGGCTCGATGGATCATATCGACCCGACCAATATCGGCGCGCATCAGGTTCAGGAAGGAACCGACTTCGAGATCCTGACCATCGACTCGCTCAAGCTGGACGATGTGGATCTGCTGCAACTGGATGTTGAGGGCTTCGAGCATCAAGCCATTCTAGGCGCGCTCGACACCATCCAGAAAAGCTGGCCTGTGATCGTGCTGGAACTTAAGGGTCTGGGCGAGCGGTACGGTTTCAGCGATGAAGAAACGATCCGCCTTCTCGAAGGGTTTGGATATAAAATAGCTGATAGAATACACCGAGATGTGATTTTCACGAGGCGATAAGATGGCCGTTGAAACCGATGATGACCGCAGCTATTTGCTGGCCGATTTCGGGGTCACGGCATCCTATACGCCAGCCGGCGGATCGGCTTCAAATATCACCGGCATTTTCGACAACGACATTCAAGAAATCGACGCTGGCGGAGCTGCAACCTTCGCAATCGAAGTGCCGCGTTTTCTCTGCCGCACCAGCGATGCGACAAGTGCTGCCGAGGGGGATTCCTTGGTGGTCTCGGGTGTGACCTATTCTGTTTCGTCCGCCTTCAAAGACGGCCAAGGCATGACTGAATTGAGGCTCGAAAAACAATGAGCCATGTTCGCAAGCAACTCCGCGATGCCTATGCCACGGCCCTGACTGGCCTGACGACGACTGGTAGCAATGTTTTCAAGGGGCGGTATTATTCGCTTCAAAGCGCGAAGCTGCCGGCCCTGTGCGTTTATACCGGATCGGAAGCTGCCGAAATTAATGTGATGGGATCTTCGAGGGGATCGGATCGACTGGTTTCGGTGACGATTGAGGGCTATGTGAAAAGCAGCAATGTGGTCGAGGACACGCTCGATCAGATCGCGGTCGAGGTCGAGGAAGCGATTGCCGCCGATGTGACTTTGGGCGGGGTCGCAAAAGACACGACCTATGCAGGTTTTGAATTAGATGCCAACGCCGATCCAGAGCAGACGGTTGCGGTGATGAGGATCAACTTTGTGACGCGCTACCGTGTCGCAGAGGATGATGTAGAAACAGCCATTTAAGGAGACAAGCGATGGCAGTAATCAGCGGCAAGTCCGGGTCTGTGTACCTTGGCTCATATCAGATCGGTGAGCTTAATAGCTTCACCATTTCGATCACTCAAAACATGGAAGAAAGTTTTGCTTTCGGCGGTAGTTGGACGACCAATACTGCGACCAGCAAAACTTGGTCATTCGAGGCTTCAGGCTATCACGATCCGGACGACACCAACGGCCAATCTGCGCTGCTGGATGACATCCTGACCGGCGACTCTAGCGTCACCGTGAATGTCCGCACCGAAGGCAATAGCACCGGCGATGACTTGTACACCGGCACAGTTGTGATCGGTGAAGCATCCATCGAAGCGACCGCAGATGGCATCATCGGTTTTAGTTTCAGCGGTACTGGAACCGGCACTCTGACTCGCACTACGGTGAGCTAATGGCATTCAAATCCATTGATCGAAAGGAAGCCATTACCGTAGTCGCTTCAAACGACCCGGCGTTGGATCTTGAGAACTCTGATCTGGTGGCCTATCGCCAAGACTTTGACGAAAGCCATCTAAAATTTAAGGATGGCGAGGAGCCGACCCGGTTTGTTCTGGGAACGA